CGCACTTTAATGAACTTCCAAAATACATTCCTTATACCAATGATTAACAAAGCAATGTATAGGAAGATACAATTTGATGTAAACCGTTACCCTGTTACTGATTATAAGTTTGTGCCTTACTCAACAATGGGCATTATGGCTAAAGAACTAGAGATGCAGCAAATGGTGCAAATGTTACAAGCTGTTCCTAAAGATTCACCTGCGTTTAATGTTATTTTGTTAGCAACATTCCAAAATTCTTCTATGCACAATAGAGATCAAATTGTTAATGCGCTTATGCAAGGTGATGAGCCTGATGAAGAAGCACAAAAAATGCAAGAAGCACATATGCAATTAGAAATGCAGCAGCTTGAAGCAAACATACAAAAGACATTATCTGAAGCTAAAGAAGAAGAAGCTAGAGCTATGAAACATCAATCAGATGCAATGAGCAATCAACCAAATGACATGGATTTCCAAGAGAAACTACTTAAATTACAAAAAGATCAAATTGGATTGCAAAAAATTGCTGCTGATATTGAAAACAAACGCAGTGAAACTGCTCGCAACATACCAGAAGTAGAACATCTTAAATCTGAAACTATATTAAACCTAGCTAAAGCTAGAGAAGCTGGTGCAAAAACAGTTATAAACGGAAATTTCCAATAATTAAAAACCTTCTATGGCCAAAACAGATGTACAGTTTATAGAGGACAGGTTAGCAATGATGGAGTCAGATGGATGGCTTGATCTTGTTGCTGAATTAAAAAACATACAGACTAATGTAGTAGATATCGACACAATGTCTGATGAGAAAGACCTTTTCGAAGCGAAAGGGCAGTTGTCAATTATTCGGTTTTTATTAACGCTTGAGAACACAACTGAAATCACTTTGGAACAATCTCAAGAAGAGTAACTCTTTTTAAGACTCCAAAATTTACATAACTTCATAACCCTACTGGGCGGAGACCACAAATGAGTATAGTAGTAGACACTGCACCTTTAGATGCAGCACCAATAACAGACATCCAGGAACAATTTACAGAAGATACAACCCAAGATTTACAGGCTGGGGAAACCCAACAACCTGCATCTATTATTCCTGAGAAGTATGCTGGGAAAACAACTGAAGATTTAATAGAGATGCATCAAAATTTTGAAAAAATGCAAGCTACGCAAAACGAGGAGTTAGGCAAACAGCGAGCAATAATTCAAACTTTACAAGATGCAAAACAAGCAGCAGAAGCTATTTCACCACTAGAAGAAGCAGTTGATTTTGAGCAAGATTTTTATAGTGACCCTGCGGATGCAGTAAATAAAGCTATAGAAAACCATCCAGAATTAATTGAAGCAAGAAAAGAACGAACAATCCAGGCACAACAACATCAAGTAAGTGTTTTAGAGAAAGCATATCCAGATTGGAAAACAAAAGTTGCTACTGATGATTTTCAAAAATGGGTAGGTGAATCGGCAATACGAACTGAAATGTTTAAAAAAGCAGATAGTGATTATCGACCTGATTACGCAATAGAACTCTTCGATATGTTCGATAAAGTCAACATGATTGACAAGACAAAAGAGGTTCAAGCAGCAGAAGGTATTAAAAGAGATAAAGCATTAAAAGCAACAAGCTCTGAGACTCGTTCAACTTCAGATTCTAGTTTAGGTGGCAAAAAAATATACCGCAGGGCTGATTTAATCAACTTGCAGGTAACTGATCCAAACCGTTACGCATCACTTGCTGATGAAATTCAGTCAGCGTATGCCGAAGGTAGGATCAAATAATAATACTATAACAGGAGAAGAAACATGGCGTTAGGAACTAATGGCGTAACAGCTGCGGTTGCCAATAACTTCATCCCAGAATTGTGGAGCGATGAAGTTATAGGTGCTTACAAAACAAATCTTGTGTTGGCTAATTTAGTCACCAAGTTATCACACAAAGGTAAGAAAGGTGATACGATTTACATCCCAGTACCAGCAAGGGGTGCAGCAAGTGCGAAAGCAGCTAATACACAAGTCGTGTTGTCAGCAGCAACTAACACAGCAGTAACAGTCACAATCAATAAGCATTACGAGTATTCTAAGCTAATTGAAGATATTGCAGAAGTTCAAGCATTAGCTTCAATGAGAAAGTTCTACACGGATGATGCTGGTTTTGCACTTGCGAAGCAAGTTGACTCTGATCTATTTGCTTTAGTTGAAGGTTTTCAAGGCGGTACAGTCGGTGGAGCAGCAGCAAACTCGTATGAAAAAGCATACATTGGTTCTACTGGTGCAGCTTTTTATACAGGTAACTCATCTAACGCAGCAGACATTACGGATGCTGGTATTAGAGCGTTAATCTTAAAGCTAGATAATGCGGATGTTCCTATGGACAATCGTGTAATTGTAATGCCTCCAGTAGCTGCAAATGACTTGTTAGGTCTTAACAGATTTACTGAGCAACAGTTCATTGGTAACGGTGATGCAATTAAAACTGGCAAGATTGGAATGATCTACGGTATGGATGTTTACATCTCTACTTCATGCCCTACTGCTGCTGGTAACTCTGGCGCAGATAGAGTTGGCGTAATTATGCACAAAGATGCTCTAGTTCTAGCAGAGCAAGTTGGCGTAAGAAGTCAAACACAGTACAAACAAGAATGGCTAGGTGACTTATTCACTTCAGACACACTTTACGGTGTTGCTGAATTGCGTAACGATGCTGGTGTTGCTTTTGTTGTACCAGGCTCATAGTAGTTAATTGAGTTGTAACCCCTTCTCACGAGGGGGTTATTCTAAGTTAATTGAATCATATGCAAGACGAAGAAGGCAAATTAGAAATATCTGTACGAATATTAGGCAATGAAATTATTGGTTTTCAGATGACTGTAGATGATTTTAAAATGAAATGGATGCTAGTTGGCTTGTTTGGCATTAGTGTTATTACTTGGATAATGGTGCAATTTGCTCCTCAACTAATGGAAACATTTACATAATGCCTATTTACGAATACCAATGTAAAGATAGCCATGTTTTTGATGAAATGTGTTCTATGAAAGACAGGTTACAGAAGAAAGAATGTCCAGAATGTGGACAAAAAGGTAACTTTATAATAAGTGCTAGAGGTACACAGCCTCATTTTGGCAATCAAGATACTCTTTTTAATATGCGAGAGCGTAAACGACTAGGATCGGATAAATTTAATGGACATATTTGAAGATAGTACACATGAAGGCTCTGTTAGCAATTCTTTAGAGGTTGATAGAATTAAAGCAAAGGTACTTGCTGTATGGAATCAATTAATGGCAGCTACTTATCAAATTGAATACAAGAATCAAAGTGAAGATGATGAAGATTTTGTATCTTTGGAAAGTTTTATGGAAGATAACAAACTTACCTTTGCTGGTGAAGAAGAAGAGACTCCAGAATCAGAAATAGATGTTTTGCTTGAAATGTTTGACAATATGTTAGAGCCACAAGAAGAATTAGAGCCTGTGGAAAGTGAAGCAAAAGCACCTACTTACGGATCAACTACTTTGCCATCTCACAAAGAGTCTCTTAAAGTGCCAAAAGGTACATATGATGGCAATCATGCTTCTACAACAACACCAAAAGACTTTAAAGAAGAATTAAAAGCTACTAGATATGAAGAGCCAGAAGAAGGTAAGAAACTTATATCTAAAACTCACGAAGTATCTTCACCTACAAGCATTAAATCATTTCACGACATATTAAAAGTAGAACGTGAAAAATTACTAAGGTTAGTAGCTAAAAACAACAAAAAGTATGGAGTAATACTGTAATGCCAAAAAGATATCATTGGAAAAAACAGAAAGCACTAGCTATGATTCAAAATAGAAGGCAATGGCAAAGACAATTTGATCCTACAGTAACAACAGCACTAGAAATTTCACTAGAAAATGGCAATTATTTAGTAGATGAAGCAAGGATAGACCTCAATGCACAACCTTTTGAACAATCAGTATATATTATAGCGGAGCAACAATAATGGCACAAATTAAAGTATCAGCACTAACAGCATTAACCAACACACGTGGCGATGAAGAGTTGCTTATAAATGATGGTGGAGTGTCTAAGAAAGTAATTATTACAAATGTCTTACCAGACGATTCAGTATTAACTAAACACATTGCAGCAGGTAATATTGGAACTGCTGAGATTGCAAACAATGCAATTACTTCG